GCCGCCTGGACGTGACCGAGCAGGTAAACGGCCATTTGACCATGATCGTAGGTCAGCACAGTGGTATTTCCGGCGCTGTCTGCCGGCAGTGTTTCGGTTGTTGCGCCAGCGGTATTCAACAGTCCTTCACCACCAGCCGGGTTCATGCCGTACAACAGAGCAGAACGAAGTTGCTGGAAAATACCCTGCCGCATGCCGAGACGCTGAGCTTCCGGCAGAGCAAAATTCCAGTTACCGGCTGCCGCCATGTCGTGGTGATCGTAGATACCACGGCAGCGGAACAGGTAAGTTGGGGTGGAAATCATCCGGGCATCAAGTGCCACGCTCGGCAACTGGTTGGCGTTACCAGACTGGCTCGAGGTTACCTGGGTGCGAATATCCAGGCGGCGCATGTAGGCGTACTGGTCGCCAACGCCGAGTCGGACCTGAGGATTACCGCTGGCGATAGTTTCAAACGCACCTGACGCCTGCTGGTAACCAAGGATCATTTCCGGCGCGATATACGACGGATTGACGATAGTGTAGCTGGGGGTAATTGCAGCCATTTAATTCAGCTCCCGATTAAAGTAAGACCAGCGCGCAGCTGTCGTTGTTATTCCAGGTCAGGAAACCGGTTGAGCTGTCATAGGTGACAGTTTTGGAGTTACCTGTTTCGACGGCGAGCACTTTCACTGGCAGTGTGATGTCGGAAAGCGTTACCGCACCGATGGTACCCTGCGTGGTCGCTGCACCGCCTGGTGCTGTCGCCGGGGTGTAAGTAAAGGTGGTTGCACTCGGTACAGACAACACAACAACGGTGCCGTTGTACGCCGATGGAGCAACGCCGCTGATTTTTACGTACTGTCCAGCCGTCAGTCCATGCGCTGAAGCAGTGGTGGCTGTAGCCACGCCAGACGCATAGTCCACGGCGGTAGTGGCAATGTCAGCGCCAGCAAAACCCGCTGCGGCGGCAGTGGTGATCTGGTTGTTGACGAAGTCCCACGCCAGCGCCGTTTTCACCGACGCGCCGGAAGTAGCCAGCGCGACCACCTGAGCAGACGCTTTCAGCGGAACACGCATGTTTGATCCCAGACGGTAAAACGACACACTCATACCGGATGCGTATAGCGGAACCGGCGACTGTGGCGTGGTCAGGCCATTGTGCGCCTGATTGAATACAGTAAAACCTTCCAGCTCTGCTACGGATACCGCGCGACGAATCGTTGATCCTCGAGGGCTTGACTGATTGCCTGGCAAAAGTTCTGCGACAGGAACGCCACCCCAAAGAGGTTTGGTTTCAGTAGCAGCTACCGTACCGGATGAAAGATTGAAACGGTTTGCCGGGTCGTCCAGTGCAATACCCTGAATATAACCGTCAGACTGTACGCCGAAGGACCCCAGAGCATTCGTGGTTGCCATCGGGTTAAGAGATAAATAAGACATGCTTCAGCGCTCCCGTTAAGCCTGGTTGTTAAAACTGGTGACCTGACGTTTACCAGACTGGAACGGTGCCCAGGTGGCAGCAGGATCGCCTTCAAAGGTGCTAATCTGGCGACCAGTAGCATCAGCGCGTTTAATTTCACGCAGCATGCCAGGACCAACCGACAGACTTGCTGATTTCTGCGCATCCGCGTAGATCTGTTTTTCCGCCACATTCAGCAGCGCGGAATCAGCGATAGAGGACAGGTCGACAGACTTGAAGTCAGGCGAATGCTCCTGAAGCTGGATCATCAGGCGGCGGCGGTACGACAGCGGTTTTTCACCGGACAACGGCACAGGAGCACGTTTGCCAAAGCATGAGAAAACGCTGTCAGCCTTCACCTGTGCGTCGGCGACTTCGTTGCGCTCTTCATCGCTCAGTTCCGTAGGGATGCGCGAACGAAGCTCTGCAATTTCCTGTCGCAGTTGAGAGTCTGCTTTTTCGCGATCACGTTCTTTACGTTCACGCTCCAGACGGTCATCTTCTCCCTTTGCTTCATGCTCGAGTTTTTTCAGCTCACCTTCATCGGCCTTTGCCTTAGCGGCTTTTTCTTCCTCGTCTGCCTTGGCTTTCGCTTCTTCTGCCTCTTTGGCCTCCGCGTCAGCCTTTTCCTTCTTGGCAGCCTCTTCAGCATCGGCTTTGGCTTTCAGATCTGCAGCTTCTGAATCAGCTTTAGCCATACGTGCATCGATCGCTTTATTAATCAGCGCAACGATTTTTTCCTCGTCCATTATTTCAGCCTCATTTGGAATGGAATCAGATTTAACACCAGTAGGGGCAAGGAGCTTGTCCCATACGCCCTGTTCACAAATTGCAACGTGGTCGAGCAGCTCGGGGGATGGCTCCACCAGCAGAGGCTGACCGTCGACAATGATTGATTTAGGTACCTCAACAAACTTCACAGTTGGAGAGGTGCTTAATTGCCTGGTCGCCATAATTTCGGCAGCCTCGGCGTCGTATACGCGCGCAATGGCCCACACCTCACCATTATCAGCAACCCAACTGTTGGTCAGGGTGCCGATAACGCGTTTTGCGAACTCATCACTATCGAGCGTATTTTTCTCGGGGTGCAGCCAGATTAGAGGTAACCCGGCAACCCGCTGGAGAAATTCGGGGGTGAGATAGTCATCCGGGTTACGGAAGGTCATCTGTTGATCTGCAGAGCGCCAGGTAACCCCTGTTCCGGTCACCCGAATGGCGAACATCCACATGTTGATAAAGTATTGCGGGCTGCTTAATGTCCCGTCAGCGATGAGTGCGGCGACTTCCGTTTCATTGAGTGCCTGCTGCGCCAGCATCTCAGCGAATGGCTGATGGAGTGGCGTTGGCAGGTCTTCAATGTGGAACCACCCGGCGGCCAGCGATTCATCGTTGAGCTTCGCCTCGAACTTTTCCGGCACTTCGGCGCGAAACGTCAGATAATCGCCGTAAACGCTGTGCGGGGTCAGCGGGCCATCGTACTGATAACCCACCTCTTCCAGCACTTCGCGGCGCGCAGCGTCAATAGCCAGTTCACCCGGTTCGACCGTGCCACCGGGCTGACACCACGTGCCATCATCTGAGCGCTGGATCAGGAAGACGAAATCACCCTGACGAAACATTATCCCGCTGCCAAAAATAGCCACGTTTTAATGCTCCTATGCTGCTTTCATTGACTCCAGGAATTTGCGCCCCTTCTGGGTAAGCATATATTCAGGAATACTGCGGAGGTTGTAGATGTAGGTCACATAGCAATCGCAGAAGACCTCTTCACCCGGCTGGGTAATCCCGTCGAGATACCCGGCAGGACCGACTTTGACGTACCCGTTTTTTTGTGCCCAGTTACCACGAATGAGGTAATAAAGCTGGTCGCGTTCTTTGTGGTCTTCGCGATAGTTGTAACCCGGTCGGCGCCAGTGGCTGTGCCAAATCGCTGCAATCGCGTTATTACTGGTCGCAATCACGTTGTCGATATTGGCTATCAGCTTGCGGTTCTGGTCTATCATCACCCGCCGCGCTTCATAGTCCATTTGTTCAGCAGTTTTCTGGATATGCGCCGCTGTTTCCCTCATCGTTCCCTGAATGCCAGTCAAAGCAATCGTATCTGCCGAAGGAATACTGCTGGCCCAGCCGCTAAACCGCGACAATGTGGTGTCGATGGCTTTTTTGCGGTTGATCTTTATCAGGTCAGCACTGGCGAAAATCCGCCGATCCAGCTCTGTGCGAAGTTTTGGCTCAAGGTAGTTGATGGTGAATCTGGAAATCCCCGGGTGGCGTTTCAGCACTTCGGCACGACCAATTTGCAGATCGTATGCTTTAGTCAGATTCCGCGTGACCATAGCCATATAGTCATCAGCCGTTTCATTCTCGGCAGCCTGCCGGATGATGCTTTGCCAGCGCTCCAGTTCTTCGAGAGATGAGTAACCATTACGCAAAAAGAACTTTACCGCGTCTCTCACTGTTCGGGTGAAAGTGTTCATAACATCATCCCGCCGCCCGGCTCTTCAGCTTTTGGGGGCTCAGGAGGCGGATTATCACGGAGAGAGTCGTAATCAAGGTTAAGCCGCTGAGGGAAGAGGTTCTCGTTGGCGTTGGCGTTTTCACACGCCCACTCGATAAGCGTCGCCCGGTTCTCATGGTCCGCTGTGAGCTGCGGTAGCACCACTTCCAGCATGCTGACGATCGCCTTAAAGCGCGTTTCGTCGACCTTAACCTTCTCGCTTTCCGGCTCTTTCAGTGAAGACGGCCAGCGATATTCGAAGTTGTTAATCCACGTCGAGAAATAGAGGCTGTAGGTGTTTTTCAGCTCAGGGAAATCGGCACGCAACGACTGGAAAAATTCAATACTCCACGCCCGGTACTGACAGACGCGTACAAAGAACGCATAGAGCGGATCCAGCCATTCGCGAATATTGTCGATGTACACCGCCACCGAACGAGCATCCTCCGTTCCTTCACCAAATCCCTGAGCAAAAGTCTCAGAGTTAAGAATGATGGCCGGCATGTCAGCTGCTGCTGCAATATTTTCAAGAATATGGTTTCGGGCGGAATCCAGAGGTTTTTCAAGGTTGCTAAGATCGATAGACTCAATATTATCTTTGTCACCGATTTGCAGAACCTCTCCCGTTTTTCCTCGTTTAAGCATCATACGTTTGATGCCGCTTAACTTCTGCATCATATTGTTGACGACCGAGCTGGGTCCCTGAATTTTTGTCACCAACAGACCGCCTTTAACCGACACCATGTCGTCGGTACGCATGGTCTGGATAAAAGACTTTAACGGGAACAGCGCCCGTTGATAAACGCTGCGACCATTGAAACCAAAAGCAGCAGCGTTATACGCCAGATAAATAGGGTCTTCGTTCTGCATAACGACGCATCGTGATTTGTGATACGGCTTGCCCGCCACACGGATCCCCTCGACTTTCTGGAAGTCTTTAGCATTTGGATCCTGGTTTAAAACAATGCTGCCCGCAGTATTGAGCGGGTCCAGAATATTAAAACTGATGTTGTGCTTATACAGCGTGCGGTAGTCGAGGGCTTCACTGGCCTGCTGGTTATCCACCAGCATAGCCACCGCAGATACACCGTAAATTCGTGCGATGCGGGCAGCGTTGGCGATATGCTGGTTTGCCCCAAGCGCTTTCCACTCGCGCTCGAATGCTTCACGCAGACGCTGTTCAAGACCAAACGACTGCGCCACGTGAATGGTGCGTGGCTCGTTCATTGCCATCTTGATCGGGCGGTCAACCATTTTCCCGCCCAGAGGGTGGTAAAGGTAGACTGTTTTGCAGGTTTGATAGCCAGCCTGAGAACCTGGCTGAATATCGTCGCTATCCAGCAATGCCATCAACTCTGAATGGGAGCAGCTACCGATATCGAAATCATCTTCGTTCATTGGTTTTCTCGTCAGAAGCCTTCGCCGTTACCAAGCCCAAGAGCGATGCCATAGTTAAAACAATCAAACAGGTCATCGTCCTGATTCTCTTCGCCAATGATGAACTGGAGTACCTGCGTCAGAAGATGGTTTTTCTTCGACTGCTTGTATTCGACGATCTTTTCATAGGCATATTTTGAAATGCGGACTTTCCCGGAGGCTACGTATCCGGATATGTTGATTGCACGGGATTCCTTTGGCAGTGCGGTTAACTCACTGTCTATCGGGTGAACGTTCCAGCCCTCATTGGCTCCCTGCTGCAATAACGTAATGCCCGTGGCTTTATCTTCAATAAAGAGTCCTGTGGTCCCCATCCTTGCCAGGCATATTTCACTAAGGTGTTTAGCTTTCCCAATCCATTGCGGCACTACATCTTTCAGGAAATACCCGTCAATCTGGATAATGTCCCAGTCAAGGATGACCAGACAGGGCGTAGGAAAATTGATAAGTGCGAACCAGATGCAGGCTGAACCATCGTTCTGTAGCTTGCCTTTCTGGGCGCAGTCGACAACCCCATAGACGGTATCGCAACTCGCCGGGTAATCGACTGGTGTGCCGTTCTCGAGCAGCCAGTCCATCTTGAAAAAGTTCTGCCCGCGCCAGTCCACAAAATCAGCGTTATATTCCTGCTGAACCACCAGCGGCGGACGGCCATCAATAATTCGCGCCAGAGCAGCAGGATTAATAGTCGGGTTGGCAGCGGTCGGAGCGTGATGCTCCTCCCAGCCCATCGATTTATCGTTACAGGCCTGATAGAAAAAATTCTCGTCATCAACGCCTTTCGGCGTACCGGCCATTACTGCATCGCCGTCAAAGTCGAGCAGCGTCGGCTCTATTGCCTGTTCCCAGATATCACGCATGCCCTTCTTAACGAGGCTTCCCTCATCAATAATGACTTTGTGATATTTGCGGGAGCGACCAGCATCAGGGTTATCCAGCGTCCAGAACTCGACTTGCCCCCCACCAATGGTTTCGATAATCGCATCGGTCTTACTGGAACTAATCGTGATCGGCTTTAACAGGTCGCGTATAGCTTTAAACGACGGCAGCAGAATTTTATAAGACGGCGCAAACCAGCCTACGCGCATCTGTCGTGCTGCCCAGTTCCCTCCAGCCTGCTCCAGCATCGTTGTCTTACCGTAACGACGCCCGGCACGGATAACTTTTCGTTTTGCAGGGGAACGATAAATTTTCTTTTGCCCTGCATGGAACGGCAGGAACTCAATAACATGTTCAGTCGCCATCAGGGGAATTCACCAGTTTAATGACCACTGTCGGCTCGTCGTCTTTGCCCTTGCCTTTACGCTTAAGCTCAACTTCCTGTTCCAGACGTTCGGCTTCGGCGGTGCGTTTTCGGATTTCCAGATCCAGCAGCCGTTGCGCCAGTTCGGATTCAGTCAGGCCCAGACGCCGCATTATCGCTTCAA